ATTTGTGAAATGCCTGCGGGCGTGAAATACGCCTACGGCGTGTGAAATCGCTGCGGCGGTGAGGATTTATTTCATTTAACTTGATGCGAAGCATCACACAGAATGTCGATGACCTTTTGCAAAGCCATACAGCAAGAACAATGCTCGCAAACTCCGAGTTTATCATTATGCTCAATCAGGGCAGTACGGACAGAGAAGACCTTGCAAATCTTTTGCAGATCAGCGAAACTCAGATGACGCATATTACAAATGTTGAAGTCGGACATGGTCTTGTTAAGGTTGGTTCCGCTCTTGTCCCGTTTGAAAGAAAGTTCCCGAAGAATACGGAACTTTACAGATTGATGAGTACCAAGATGATTGAATAAAAATACCTGTGCGAACCGAGGGTAAATCTCGGTTTGCACAGGTGAAGTGCGGATCAGTCGATAAATTGGAATTTGTCTTATGGCTGTTTAGGTACATACATTGGATAACTTGTTTTATCTTCCTGTGTGATTTCTCGTATTACTTTACACGGAACACCGACTGCAACCACGTTGCTTGGTATTGATTTCGTAACAACACTTCCTGCACCTATAACTGTGTTATCACCGATTTCAACACCTGCGAGTATTGTTGAACCGGCTCCAATCCACACATTGTTCCCAACAGTAATCGGCTTTGCAATCTCCACTCCTGCTTTTCGCATTTCCGGGTCAATGGCGTGTTCTGCTGTCGTAAAGCAACAATTAGGTGCAATAAAAACATTGTCACCAAATGTTACTTTTGCTCCATCAGTAATTATCATACCATGATTAGAATAGAAATAATCACCCACAGTTATGTTATAACCATAGTCGCACCAGAATGGAGGAGTAATAATAGTTTCTTTTCCCATTTTGCCTAATAATTCTTGAAGGATTATTTGTTGAGCTTCTCTGTCGTTTGGACATAATTGGTTATACTTAAAACACTTTTCCTTGCCTTTGCGAATTTCTTCTTCATAGGCGGGGTTATAACAACCTTGAAAAAAACAATTAATTGGTACTATCGGTTTTTCACGCATAATGATTCTCCTCTAAAAATTCCGATTTATCTCTCAATTACTTTACATATCTCATTATACACACCAATGAAAATAAAATCAATAAGGAAGGTGAATTTTTGAGAAAAGCAATAAAAACAAAAGAAGTGGTTAAAGATATCAAGGCTCACGATGCTACTGTAAATCTTGGTGACCGAATGAAGAACATCGGCATCAAGACAAAAGAAACCGTTAATGAAAACACCAATCAAGCGGATAATGTATCTTCTGAACAGTATGCAGCCGACAAGGTATCAGAAGCCGTGAAATCAGGTGCGGAAAGTGCTGTTGTCGGTACGGAAAAAGCAGTCTATAAAGGTGTCGAAAAAGCCAAAGAGAAAATCAAAGACAAGATTGCAGAGAAAAAGGAAAAAGCCAATTCTGTAAATCCGGCTGTTGATGATCCGGCAAAAGATGTACAGGCAGATAACAAAGCGTCGACAGCAGATGATAAAAAGCCATCTTCACCAAAAGAAGAAGCTACAAAGCCTAAAACTTCCTCCGGTACAGAAAAAACATCTGAATCTTCAAAGTATCAACCTGACAAAAAGACTGCTCAGACAGAAACATCGGCAAAGTTAAGGCAAGCACATGGGTTAGACTTGTACTGATGGTAATTACTGTTGTCAACATGATTCTTGCGGCCATTGGAAAGCCCCCGATACATATTGACAATGAGGAGCTATATATGATAATCAGCGTTGCTGCGTCGGTTATCGTAGGTGTTGTAAACTTTTGGAAAAACAACAGCTTCACCGGAGCTGCCATAGCGGCAGATGAGTATTTGCACAATTAGGGTTTCGCAAACAAGGCACCCGGTATCGATTCAGAGGAGGCGGAGAAATGGTAACAGCAATCATCTATAATCTGCTTAATTTGTTCGGACTTTACGGCGCTTGGGCGGTCGTACAGATTCTCAAACTCTTCGGAGCGATTTAAAACACGACCGGGCAGGGGATTTTCCTCTGCCCGGCTTTCTCATTTATAGTCGCGGCTCCCGGTCAGACCGAGAGCCGCGTGAAATAGGATATAGAGCCGGAGACTCTTTAGTTGTACTATAACATTATATGCTTTGAAAATCAAGCAATGTTTGCACAGGTAAAAGCGACTGTTACTACAGGGTTACTACGGATTTCATTTTGGGTGCATTGAAATAGAAATGAAAAAAGCCTTGAAACCGTTAAGAATCAAGGCTTTTTATATGGTCGGAGTGACGGGATTCGAACCCATGGCCTCTTGGTCCCGAAACAGCCGCATAGTATCTATATATAGAATTTTGTCGGCACAGGCACAATATGTTGTATACCGACGCTTTCGCATGGCGATGAAAATGTAAGCGAAAGTCCGTCGTTACTACGGGATTACTACAGGGTTAAGATATCTTGGACATCTCTTTTTGCAGGGTTTTATCCGACACCAAAGCGTAATATTTCAGCGTCGTGCTGTATTCTTCGTGACCGAGGATCATCTGGGTAGCTTCCGGGGTTACGCCGCTTTCAACCATCATCGTTGCGCAGGTTTTACGGCAACTGTGAGGGGATAAGCGCCGTACACCGATGGCATCAAGCGCACCATAATATTTTTTGCGCATGTATCCGGAACTATAACCTGTACCGTCTGTTTTGCAAATCAACTTTTGACCACCGAGCTTTAATCTTGCCATGAGGTAGGGTTCTACAATTGGCAATACCGGGACATGGCGGTTCTCTCCGGCTTCGGTCTTCAGACCGCCTATGAGCATTCTCTCTTTGATCAGATAGTCGTCGGGATTAAGCGCGAGCAATTCGGAGATGCGGAAACCAGTGTAAATCAAAATCAATATGATATCTGCGTAGGGGACATTGTCTTCGGCGGCTTTCTTTATTTTCGCTACTTCTTCCTCTGTAAACGGGTGAATCTCAACTTTCTTTTTCTTCGGAAGTTTTAAAAATTTCGAGTAGTCCTTATAACAGATGTCACGCTCCATCGCTATGTCGTATAGAACAGAAAACGATCCTTTGATATATGACAATGAAGTTTTGCTTTGATTAAGATATGCATCGATACATTTTTGCATGTCTTCCGTTCTCAGCTCGCGCATTTTTATGCTTTTTACATCTTCGGGGATCTTCTTCCACGCAGCATTGTAGCAGTCCTTTGATTGCTTAGCCAGGTTCTTATATTCGGCACGGGAGAGCCACAAGGTGTGCAAGTCATCGACGGTCATATTAATTTCAACTACCGGGTGTTCGAGGTAGTGAGCCAGAGCGGCTTTCGCCTCTTTGCTCGATGCGTAGTGCCCGAGTATTTCCTGCTTTTTAATCATCTTGCCCTGCTCGTCCAGGCTATAACTCGCCGGCAACGCGACGACCCAGGGACGCCGCTTTATATCCTTGCGTTTATATACGCTGCCTTCGCCGTTTTCACGCTTTGCCATTAAAAAATCCGCTCCTTTTTGCTTGTATTTTGCTGGAGCGGATGATATAATAATTATATCAATCCACTCTATACGCATGGTGTGTGTTGATTTTCTTGAGCCCTCGGTGTTCCAGCACCGGGGGTTCTTTTTTATTTAATCGTCGTCATCTTCAAAGTCAACATCACTGCGATAATCATCGGTATATGTTTCATTGGAAGACAAGGACTGTCGAAATTCTGTTGCCATCATGGTTTTGTTAAATTCTGCGGTGGGATCTATTTCATTGACTATGGCTTCGAGCTCGTCCGCGGATGAATAGAAAAACTCTTTTCTACGGTTGACCTTGTTAACTCTCTGTGCGTCAAGGCGAGAATGTAAGGCGTTTTCGAGAGCCACGGCGTTATCAGAGAAAATAAAGCTGTGAACATCAAATTTAAACGGTACGCTTGCACTGCCAAGTTCGTCAACACGATCCTGCGGATAAAGTCGGCGGGTCATACCAATTTTGAATACATTATCACCAAACGAACCGAGGTTACTGATAATATAGATGTTTCCGGCGGTGCCGTTCTGAAGCTTAATGATACTGTCTTTTTTTACAGCAACATCCGAAAGCTGAGACTCAAGTTCAAGAATTCTTGCCCGAAGCAAGCTGACTTCTTCGCTGTTAGCTGCCGAAAGTTTCTCTTTGAGAGCTTGGATTTCGTTGTTATATTTTGTTTCCTCAGCTTCGATTTTCCTTTTCTCCTCGGCGAGGGCTTTGCGGTCTTCTGCTTCTTGGCGCATCTGCTCTCTGATTGCAAGTTGTTCTTGGCGAGCCTGTTCTTTTTTGACATAGTAGTTGTACTCTATCTTTACGGCATTGATAAATAGGTATTCTATTTCACCGACGAACTTCTTGAGTGTGCCGGCAATATTCTGATTGCCTTCTTCGGCAATGGCGAGATATTTAGCGGTTACTTTTTTTACATCTTCGATACCCTGATCGAGCTTTTCGTATTTTAAGCTTAAAAGGATATTTTGAAGCTCGGCGCGAAGGGCTATGACCATAAGTCTGTATATAGTTTGATTGGTCTTTGTGGTGTATCTCGCCGCATATGCCTGCATGACCTGTTCAATCTGCTTATCATTTGCTCGGAAAGCCTTGCGGAGATCCTTGACATCAAAGCAGTGCAGCTTGAGGGTGACGGTCGGAAGCAAGTCATCGAGTTCGAGCAGATCAGACGCGAGAGGCTCAACATCCGAGCCGTTGCCGAATTCCCTGACGGTATAACTGATGCTTCTGTAAAGTTCACTGATTCGGTTGAGCTTATTCTGCGCTGTTTTTAAACGCTTCTCGGCTTTCTCACTAAGCTCTGTTTGTTCGAGTATAGAGTCCCGGAGTTTCTCAATGGTCTGGTTATAACTCTCGATTAACTTTTGCAGTGTATCCGCAGCGGCTTTTGTCTCATCGTAGGTGGTAAATCCGAGCTCTTCCTGATGCCTTTTGAGTGCGGCAAGTTCACTGGTATTATTTACTACACTGTTATTTAAACACTGGATTTCATAGTCTTTGTCATTAATAGTTTTGTTAAGTTCCTTTGTTCGCTTAGACAACAGCACGGTAAGGACGATACCGCCTATCCCGGATACAACAGCGACTATACCGCCGGAAGGCAGTGTAACGAATCCCGTTAGAATCGACATCGCAGAAACTATGTACAAACCTATCTGTAAACCTTTCTCTTTCAAACCTTAAACCACCTTTACTATTAGTTTTTAATTATCTCCCTTACAAGAAGATACGGTATGCCCAGGATGCGATAGTGCTCGAGATCCGTGCTTCACCTCACCGCGCTCATGAATGTTACCGCCTTGCCGAGGATGCGTATTTGATTCATTTCTTCGTTTGCATATGTAATGTCATCATACATTGGATTTTCGGGGCGAAGAACAACTTTGGACGGATACTTGTAAACTCTTTTCAGAGTCGCCTCCTCGTCTATCAGAACGGCGGCGATTTCTCCATTTTCAACATCCGGCTGTTCACGGATATACACAATATCCCCGTCGAATATACGGGCGTTTATCATGCTGTCGCCCTTGCATGTTAAGGCAAATGTACCGCCAACAGATTCCGGCATTTCTATATACTTGTCAATGTTTTCAGTAGCAAGGATGGGTTCCCCGCAGGCGATTGTGCCGAGCAGGGGAATCTTTTTTGTTTTTGGCAGAGGGATGATGTTGTCGGCGAAAGAATCGTCTACATCGTCGTAAACGCCATGTAAATAATCTAAAATTACATTGTTCTCTTTAGGAGTCAACGGAAGGTTCTTATCAATCTTATAAAATAGAAAACTAATGTAGTTTTCAAAGCTGTCGCTGGTAAACATGTTGTATCCCCAAAAGGCGTCAGTGTTTTTTACCTCCAAAGCGTCGGCTATACCCTGCAATCTTGGATCATCATGAAAGTCAGAATCAGGTGTTTTATATATAAAATCGTAGAGAGAATCTTTGTCGACATCGAGACGAGATGCTAATTCGTCGAGTGACACATGCTGATATGTCATTATAGTTTGTATTCTATAAGCAATACTGTCTTTTGATAAATATTTTTCCTGCCCCGTGAGCTGATTCATATCAATGTTAAAATAATCAGCTATAGCTTCTAATGTTTCGAGATCGGGTTCTCTTTCTCCGTTTTCATACATGCTTATCGCACTGCGTGAAATGCCGAGTGCTGTAGCTAATTCAGATTGAGTTAATTGTTTTTCTTTTCTTAGCTTTTTAAAAACATCCTTAAACAATAGAATCACTTCCTTGATCACAGTGTATCACGGTTCGTGACAAAAGTAAAGAACTTTTTAAAAAATATGTTGACAAGTGTCACGGTATGTGTTAATCTTAACTTGTCACGAATTGTGTCACAAAAATGAAAGGAGGCGATTTGATGAACTGTTGTCGAGAAGATATAGCTCAAAGGCTCATATTACTCAGAGGAAAAAGAACCCGCGAAGAAGTGGCAAAAGCTGTTGGAATAAGCCTGTCAGCAATGGCGATGTACGAAAACGGGTATAGGATTCCTCGCGACGAGACAAAAATAAAGCTTGCCAATTATTACGGAGTAAGTGTCGAGCAAATTTTTTTTAATCATCAATGACACATATCGTGTCATTGGCTGCAAAAGAAAAAAAGATGGGTGGAAAACGAGGTGGGGAGAAAAACAAAAAATCTGTGCGGCAATTGCGCAGGACCTAAGAAAGAAGCTGAAATAAGAAAGAGAGGTGAAGAGATGAACAAAATCGAGATAAGAGTCGATCCGAACACGGGTCTGAAGAGCAGTGTGAAGTTAGGCGGCGTTGAGATAGGACAATCGGTCCGCAGCGTTAAATTTCATCACGAGGGCGGCTCTTGGCCTACTTTGACACTGGAACTTGTATCTAACGATGTCTTGCTTGACATTCCGAATGCTGTGGAATGTGTGGGTGCGTCGAAGGGTATCAGCGTTTGGAAAACCACTCCAGTATCGGAGCAACCGCATAATTGATTACCAAAGGGACGACAGAGATGATTAGCGCAAGCACAGAAATAATAATTGCTTTACGGCTTCGGGACTCTGCATCGATTCTTGCGAGATACTCGTAACCCGCATGTGTCAGTTTGGCATCTCCGGATAAATCAAAAGAGATGCTCCCGTTGGCGGTTCTGACGGAACGGAGATTGTTGACTATGTATCCTTTGGATAAACAGGCACCAAGTATTTCGCAATCCCACGGGGAGAGCTCTTGAATCTCTTTTCCTTCCAATATCCACATGAGCATCTTTCGCATACGGTGCTCATACTGGCGAATGTTTTTCGGTACATCTTGACTTTTAAAATTGCTGTCTTTTATCGGCTTCATGCTTTGCACCTGCTTTGATAGAAATTAAAAAAATTATAACACATGGAAAGAAATAAAACAATGGAAAGGAGGTACTTAAAAGAGCTGAATGTTAATTCCGATTGGCTTACACATTAAAAACAGATGAAATGGGGGCGCTTGACCCCCGCTGTGAAAGGAGAAATGACTATATTATGAAGCTCAACGAAAAAAACAAAGACAAACTCATTTTTACTCCGAAAAAATTTTCGGAATCGAGAAACTGCCGTGTGAGACTCACAGACGAAGCCGCATACATCGTCAATCAGCTTTGGCTGCAAACAGGGCTTTCGGCAACGGAAATAGTCTCATCGATGATTGAGTTCGCTGCCGAGAGGGTGGAAATTGAGAAGACCGCATTTGACGATTAAAAAAGGAGGAAAACACCATGCGTAAAAAAATGACACTTATGTCAGTCAACGAGGCGTCAATGTACTTGAGAGAGGTTATCTACATACCGCCGCATCAGATTCGTCTGCTCGCAAGGGAGGGAAAATGCACCTTCTGCATCGCAATCAAAAATCCGAGCGGGTCGTACTCGTACTACATTAGGCTTGACCGGCTTGAGCAGTTCAAGCGCGGAGACATTGGTCTTATGGTGAGCTAATGGCAAAGCAGAAAGGAGACATCAAAATGACAAAAGGATTTTTAACAATTGCCGCAGTGCTGGCGCTTGTCCTGCTCTTCGCGGCGGCAGCGGTTCCGGAGGAAATCACGGTACCGGAGACAGAACCGATTACCGCGCCTGAGCTGACGGTATCGGCGCAGATACCCACAGCACGCTACCGGTTGACCGCAGAGGAGCGCGAGCTCGTATGCCAGGTTGTTATGGCGGAATCGGGAACAGAGCCCTGTGAGGGCAAAATCGCAGTCTCACAGTGTCTGCTTAATGCTTGTGAAAAGACCGGCAAGCGCCCCGCGGAGATAGTTGATGAGTATGGTTACACCGACCGCAGGGTAGAACCGAACGCAGAGACGAGGGAAGCCGTCGCCGCGGTCTTTGATGCCGGCGAGACGGTGACAGACGCGAAGATACTTTTCTTCTACGCACCGGCGTTGGTAAGCAGCGAGTGGCACGAATCGCAGACCTATGTCTGCACTATCGGTGGACACCGCTTCTTTGGGGAGGTAGGAAAATGAAATATATTGTTATTGCGGCAATTATATTGCCATTATCCATTTTGCCCGTAGTAGTGAGCGATGAAAACGCTTCACCATCATTGCGTGTATTTTGTGCGGCATTAGAATTCATTATTATCTTAACGATATCTATCAAGCTTCTTGTATAGCAACCCAAGTAATAGGGGACTGAACAGCATTCCGGTTATCGCCATTGAATATTCATGCTCTTTGAACATCCATATGTTGACGGTAATTACTACATAGCAGTACTCAATATAGAGGGCAAAAAGAAGAAGCCAAATGAAAAAATGAAAAAAACTTTTTATAGAGAATGGTAATATGTATCTTTTTCGATATCGCCAAGGTCTCACTGGAATACCGACTTGTTTACAGACTTTATCATACTCAGAGTCTATGAATTGTAAAAAGCGTTTTTGAGTTTTGCTTGATATATACCCTTTTTCTTTAATATCTGAATCTAGTCTAAAACGCCATTCTCTAAATTTTCCGCCAGAGGTCAACTGGTTTTCATCGATTATTTTAAAAATGTGCTCTGCATCCTCTTTTCGAATCTTTGCAAAATTTTGATACAGGAATTTTTCACAAATTTCAAAAATTGGTGAAACGACCTTCTCTAAATACTCCTTGCACACAGAAAGGTTACGCGAATATCTGGAAGACAGAAAAGAAATCAAAATTCCCAAGGCGGCAATACAAGTAGATAATAAAATGTTTTTTCCGCTGAAAAGAAAGTCGAATGTAAGGAAATTTTTAGAATATTCCCATAACTCAGTGGCTTCATTCAAAATAATCACCCCATCGATAATATAGATAAATTGTAATGCTGCTATAGCAAAAAGTCAATACGAAAGGAAGAGAAATATGCTACTTGAATTTATGCTTCAGACGGCGCTTGAATTTGTCGCCGTCGTACTTATCATCTATGGCTTTTGCCGTGAGGACAAGCTCATAGCTTTTGAGGACGACCTCAAAGCAAAAATTTTAAACAGAAAGGAGACAAAACGTAATGGGAAATCAGACGACTAAAAGCCCGTTTGATGTGCAGATCCTCGCTGCCAGGCTAAAAGACCTGATGCGCGAAAGCGTGCCGAAAGTCACGCAGAAAGACCTTGCCGCGGCACTCGGCACCGCGCCTAACATGGTATCGGCATATATGCGCGGCAAGAGCTGTCCGTCGCTGCCGATGGCGGTGAACATAGCACAGTATTTTGATGTGTCAATTGATTATCTCGCCGGCTTGACCGACCAGCGGCGGCAGCAAGTAATCGTGTCCACACCGACACCGAAGCGCGGGCGAGACCCGTGGCGCAAAATGGCGATTTGCAACAACTGTGACTGGCGTCGCAGACTTTCAGCTCCGTGCGGCGACTGGGACGGAACGGCTTGTATGTACACTCACGAGACCGGGATTTTCCGCAGTTCGCCGCCGACGGAAGACGGCTGCGCATATTATAAAAGCCGCCAACGCTGAGTGGGCAGCGAAGACGGCAAAGGTAAAAACCTCAATATCATAATAACATGAAGGGAGAACAAAGTCAAATGAAGATAAACAGCCTTGAACTTGAGAATGTAAAGCGCATTAAGGCGGTCAGAATCGAGCCTACCGAAAACGGTCTAACCGTGATAGGCGGACGTAACGGTCAGGGAAAGACCTCAGTGCTCGACAGCATAGCGTGGGCACTCGGAGGCGACAGGTTCCGTCCGTCATCGCCACAGCGTGAGGGGTCCGTGCTGCCGCCCAATCTCAAAATCACAATGGATAGTGGAATCGTAGTGGAGCGCACCGGAAAGAACAGCACCTTGAAGGTTACAGACCCTACAGGCCGAAAAGGCGGCCAGCAGCTTATTAACGAGTTCGTTTCTCAGCTCGCGCTGGACTTGCCGAGATTTATGACGGCATCAAATAAAGAAAAAGCCGATATACTGTTGCGCATTATCGGCGTCGGAGATCAGCTCGCGCAGCTCGAACATGACACGACAGAGCTTTACAACAGACGCCACGCTATCGGTCAGATAGCCGACCAGAAGGTAAAGTATGCCAGAGAGATGACGGAGTATCCCGATGTTCCCGAGCAGTTAATATCTGCTTCCGAGCTTATCAAACAGCAGCAGGGGATTATGGCGCATAATGCGGAGAATAAGCGCAAGCGTGACCGTGCCGCGGAGATACAGCGTTGCTATGATGCCGTTAACAGCAAGATAAGCGGAATCCGGGCTGAGCTTCAGCGCCTTATGACAGAGCAGCAGAGCCTTATGGATGACCTCAGAATCGCGAACATGGAGACGGAGCACCTCGAGGATCTGAGCACCGCCAAGCTCGAAGAGGATATCGAAAATGTCGAAAAAACCAACATTAAAATTCGTGCAAACCTCGAAAAAGAGAAAGCGGAGGAAGATGCGAAAGCATATCAGGCTCAGTACAGTCAGCTGACTCACGAACTCGAAGCGGTTAGACAGAAGAAAACCGACTTGCTCAAATCCGCACAACTCCCGTTGCCGGGGCTGTCCGTCCAGGATGGCGAACTGACCTACAACGGGTTCAAGTGGGATAATATGTCCGGCGCGGATCAGCTCATGGTCTCCACGGCCATCGTGCGAAAACTCAACCCCAGTTGCGGTTTTGTGTTGCTTGATAAGCTCGAGCAGATGGATCTTGATACTCTTGCCGAGTTCGGCAAATGGCTTGAGGATGAAGGTCTGCAGGCGATAGCAACAAGGGTCAGTACCGGAGACGAGTGCAGCGTCCTTATAGAGGACGGATATGTGGTGAACGAACCGACGGAGACTAAAAAAGCATGGAAGGCAGGACAGTTTTAATGAACATAACATCAGGAATAATCGAAGATGCACAGCGGGTCATAGTTTACGGTCCGGAGGGAATCGGCAAATCAACCTTTGCTTCCAAGTTCCCGGGCGCAATTTTCATCGACACGGAGGGCAGTACCAAGAGGCTGAACGTTAAGCGTTTTGACAAACCGAGCAGTTGGACGATGCTTCTCGAAGAGGTCAAATATGTTCGCGATCACCCCGAACTGTGTATGACGCTTGTCATCGACACAGCGGACTGGGCAGAGCAGCTTGCAAGTAATCATATATGTTCTGTAAATCACAAACAGAGCATTGAGGACTTCGGATACGGCAAGGGCTATACAAAGCTCTACGAAGAGTTCGGCAGGCTTCTTGACCTGCTCAATGAGGTTATATCAAAAGGTATTAACGTCGTGCTGACCGCTCACGCCAAAATGCGTAAGTTTGAGCAGCCGGACGAGCTCGGCGCATACGACCGCTGGGAGATGAAACTTTCAAAAAATGTCGCGCCGATTGTCAAAGAGTGGGCGGACACGGTTCTCTTCGTCAACTATAAGACGTTCGTGATAAAGGACGAGAAAACCGACAGCAGAAAGGCGCAGGGCGGCAGAAGGGTAATGTATACCAACCATCACCCCTGCTGGGACGCGAAGAACAGATACGGGCTGCCTGATGAGGTCGATTTCGATTTCAGCGTCATCGCGCCGTTTATTCCGTCTTCCGGCGCATATGTCGTAGCGGCACCGGAAGATAAGCCGCAAACAGAAGCGTTGCCTGACTCGCCAAAACGCAGCATAGAGGAGCTCAAGGCAAAAATCGACGAGTTTACCGCCGATGCCGACGCCGATAAGCTCACCGCGACTGTTGAGCCGAACTCTGACTTACCGGCAGCGCTGCGTGAACTTATGGCGGCGAACAATGTTACCGAAGATGAGCTTAGAAATGCAGTAGCGTGGAAAGGTTACTTCACTGCCGACACGCCGATTCTCAATTATGGCGAAGCTTTCATTAACGGCTGCCTTATCGGTGCATGGGAGCAGGTCTACGATATCATCGTCAATCATATAAGAAAATTTTAAATAAAAAGGAGTATTAACAACCATGAGTGAAAACTACAACACCAACAGAAACGACGCCCTTGATTGGGACAGCGTTATTGAAGCCGAAAACGAATTTGTACTTCTGCCGGAAGGGGAATATGAATTCACCGTCAAAAGCTTTGAACGCGGCTATTTCAACGGCTCGGAGAAGATGTCCGCCTGCCCGAAGGCAGAGCTTACGCTTCAGATAGATGCGCCGCAGGGTACAGCTATCGTCAAACATAATCTTTTCCTTTCCCGCAGGACGGAGGGGCTTGTGTGCGCGTTCTTCATCGCTATCGGTCAGAAGAAACACGGCGAACCTCTGAGAATGAACTGGGCGCAGGTTGTAGGTTCAAAAGGTCGCTGCAAAGTAGGACAGAGGCTTTATAACGACAACTATTATAACGAGGTCAAGAAATTTCTTGAGCCGGACGAATCCACTCAGCGTCCCGCTTTCACTCCGGGGAATTTTTAATCCTTGGACGCGAGACCTTATCAGCTGGAGGCAGAACGGGCAATATTCAACGAGTGGGCGAGCGGCAATAACCGCACATTGCTTGTCCTGCCGACCGGCACCGGCAAAACAGTCGTTTTCGCTAATGTTGCAAAGCAGTGTGTTCAGAACGGTGAGCGGGTTCTTGTGCTCGCTCACCGCGGCGAGCTGCTTGAGCAGGCGGCGGACAAAATACTGAAATTTACCGGCTTGATGTGTGCCACAGAGAAAGCCGAAGAAAGCTGCCTCGGCAGCTGGTACCGTATAACCGTTGGCTCGGTGCAATCTTTACAGAGAGAAAAACGGCTCGAACAGTTCGACAGCGACTATTTTGACGCCATAATCATCGACGAGGCGCATCACTGCCTTTCCGATGGTTATCAGCGCGTGCTTGAGCACTTTGGAGACGCGCATGTCTTAGGCGTCACCGCTACGCCGGACAGAGGCGATATGCGCAATCTCGGCACATACTTTGATTCCCTTGCTTATGAATACACTCTTCCGCAGGCTATCAAAGACGGTTATCTTTCGCCTATAAAAGCCCTCACGATTCCTTTAGCTCTCGACTTAACGGGCGTATCTATGCAGAACGGGGATTTCAAGGCGGCCGATATCGACAACGCCCTGGATCCGTATTTGTATCAGATTGCCGACGAGATGATAAAGAACTGCAAGGAGCGCAAAACAGTCGTGTTTCTGCCGCTTATAAAGACCTCGCAAAAATTTCGGGATATTCTGAATGAGCGCGGTTTCCAGGCTGCGGAAGTCAACGGCGGAAGTCAGGACAGGGCTGAAATAATCGAAGCCTTTGAGCGCGGCGAATATAATGTGCTTTGTAACTCCATGCTCTTGACGGAAGGCTGGGACTGCCCGGCGGTCGATTGCGTCATCGTGTTAAGACCGACAAAGGTCAGAAGCCTATACAGTCAAATGGTCGGACGCGGAACGCGCCTTGCGCCCGGTAAAAAGGATCTGTTGCTACTCGATTTCTTATGGCATACAGAGCGCCATGAACTTTGTCATCCTGCTCATCTGATATGTGAAAGCGAAGAAATCGCCAAGAAGATGACGGAGAATATCGAAGCGGCAGGGTGTCCGGTTGATATTGAGGCTGCCGAGCAGCAGGCCGAAAGCGATGTCGTTGCTCAGCGCGAAGAGGCTCTTGCGGCACAGCTCAAAGAAATGAGGAAGCGTAAGCGTAAGCTTGTAGACCCGCTGCAGTATGAAATGTCGATTTCCGCGCAGGATCTTTCAAGCTATGTCCCGGCATTTGGGTGGGAATGCGCTCCGCCGACGGAAAAACAGATTAAAACGCTCGAAAAGCTCGGCATATTCCCCGACGAAATCGGGAGCGCCGGCAAGGCAAAGCTACTGCTTGACCGCCTCAGCAAGCGCCGCGAAGAAGGTCTCACAACGCCGAAGCAGATACGCTTTTTGGAATCCCGCGGTTTTCTGCATGTAGGCGAATGGAGCTTTGACGCTGCGACAAAGATGATAAATCGCATAGCTGCAAACGATTGGCGTGTTCCGCGCGGCATTGTGCCAAAAGACTATAAACCGGAGGCAATGACGATATGACAGAAGAAAAGCTCGACCTGAAAGAGCTGATAAAATACATAGACCCGGCTGCTTGCACATATTCCGAATGGGTGGAAGTCGGCATGGCGCTTAAGCATGAGGGATACAGCTGCGATGACTGGGATGAATGGTCACGCCCGGACAAGCGCTATCATGCCGGCGACTGCGAAAAAAAGTGGAATACCTTCAACGGCGCCGCTGCACCGGTTACGGCGGGGACTATCGTTCAGATGGCAAAAGACAACGGCTGGCATTTTCAGGTGGATGACGGCGCGCTCGATTGGGACAGCGTAATAGGAGAAAAGAAAGACGAGCTTATCCTCGTTGACAAAAGCTGGATTGAGGGCAAGGAGCTGAACATACCTGATGAGTGGAATCCGGTGGAGCAAATCACCAAATATCTCGAAACGCTCTTCGAAGCAGGGGAGACGGTCGGTTATGTCACCGAAAGCTGGGAAAAAGACAGTAAATACCTGCCGACGAAAGGCGTGTATACCAGGACTGCGGGAGAGCTTATAGAGGCTCTAAGCAAATGCGAGGGCGACATAGGTCGCGTAATAGGCGATTGCAAGCCGGAGGCGGGGGCGTGGATACGCTTCAATCCTCTGGACGGCAAAGGCGTCAAAAATGAAAATGTGACGGAGTTCCGATATGCTCTGGTCGAATCCGATACGACCGACATCACCCATCAAAACCAGATAATACGCGAGCTCGAGCTGCCGATTGCCTGTCTCGTTTACAGCGGAGGAAAGAGCCTGCACGCCATTGTACGTATCGATGCCGCAAACTTTGACGAATACCGCAAGCGTGTTGATTACCTCTATGACGTGTGCAAGAAAAACGGCATAGACATCGACCGCCAGAACAAAAACCCGTCCCGATTGAGCCGTATGCCGGGCGTAGAGCGCAACGGAAAGAAGCAGTATCTGCTCGACACAAACATCGGCAAGAGTTCATGGAACGAATGGAAAGAATGGATTGAAAGCATAAACGACGACCTGCCGGATCCGGAGAGCGTCGCCGATGTGTGGAACGACCTACCGGAGCTTGCGCCGCCGCTTATAGACGGAGTGCTGCGGCAGGGACACAAAATGCTTGTCGCAGGACCGTCAAAGGCCGGTAAGTCTTTTGCGCTGATAGAGCTGTGCTGCGCCATAGCCGAGGGGCGCGAATGGCTGGGCTTCAAATGTACCCAGGGCAAGATAATGTATGTCAATCTCGAGCTTGACCGTGCAAGCTGCCTGCACCGTTTTAAAGATGTCTATACAACGCTCGGCTGGGCTGCGGAAAACCTGCATAACATCGATGTGTGGAACCTGCGCGGCAAGTCCATTCCGATGGATAAGCTCGCGCCGAAGCTCATCAGACGCGCTGCGAAGAAAAACTATATCGCCATTGTCATTGACCCGATTTATAAAATCATCACCGGCGACGAAAACAGCGCAGATCAGATGGCGCATTTCTGCAACCAGTTTGACAAGGTCTGCACCGAGCTCGGGTGTGCGGTTATCTACTGCCACCACCATTCAAAAGGCGCTCAGGGCGGCAAGAGGAGCATGGACAGAGCATCCGGCAGCGGAGTGTTCGCCCGCGACCCCGACGCGCTGCTCGACCTCATAGAGCTCGATATAACCGACGGTATCCGCAAACAGCAAGAGGACAAGGCACAGCAGGAAATCTGCCTTAAATGGATGCGCCGCTTCAAGCTGCCGGAACCGTCGCAGGACGAAGAAAACACCGCGCACGAGCTGCTCAAAATGTGCGGAGAGAGTCTTTCCCCGGCATCTCGTGACCTTATGCTCTCCGAAGTAAGAGCTTCGTGGAATATGATCGAGCAGCGAACGGCGTGGCGGATTGAAGGTACTTTGCGTGAGTTCCCGAAGTTCGCTCCGGTCAACCTTTGGTTCGATTACCCCGTGCATCGGATAGATGATACCAGAGTGCTGGAGGACATAAAGCCGGAGGATGATAGACCGGCGTGGAACAAGACCTGGCAGAAAAATTTCAAAGGCAAAAAGGATTCTAAAGAGCGTCAAAGAGATCGTTCTGCAAGTATTGAAACAGCTTTTAATGCTTGTAATATGGATGGTCGAGTAACTGTAAAAGAACTGTCGGAATATATGGGTAAGTCTGAAGATACGGTTCGCAGACATTTAAAAGAATCACAAAAATTTTGGATTGAAAACGGTGAAGTTGGCAAAAAGTGAGAGCCGCAAAGTCGGTTTTTTGCTTCTGCGTCTCGGAGCCGCAAAAACGGTCAAAAACCGAAAATGCGTCTCGGAGCCGCAAAATCGGAAAAAGACCGTGTTTGCGACAGACGCACGCAAACATATATATCTACGATATATATGCGTTTGCGTCTGTCCGACGTCTAAGGGCGTAAAGTGTGGCGGCTTGAAGCTGCCGCCGCACACAACTTTTCGCCTGCCTTAGACAAAAGCAAATTTTTTAAAATTTTGAAGAAAGGAAACGAAAATGACAACTGAATTTTTCATGCCGATGCATCCGCCCACGGTAACGCATCACGACAAAAAGATAACCGTCAAAAACGGTAAGGCGATAATGTACGATTCAACCGAGCTGAAAGCGACAAAGGGGAAGCTGACGGCACACCTGGCAGAACACATTCCGCAGGAACCGTATTCAGGCGCGGTCAGGCTGATGGTCAAATGGTGCTTCAGCAATACAGGGACTAAGCACAGAGACGGGGAATGGAAAACCTCGAAGCCCGATACGGACAATCTCGAGAAAGTCTTGAAAGACTGCATGACCCGCCTGCACTTTTGGAAGGACGATGCGCAGGTCGCATCGGAGATCAGCGAAAAGTTTTGGGCTGCCGTGCCGGGAATTTATGTGAGAATCGAGGAGCTGCCATGCTGAAACAAATAACCCAGGAAGAGACCAACAGGCGCTACATACGGGAGCGGACGAGTGACCGGGAAACACACTGCTTAAGATGTTATTACTGCTGCAAGATATTCGAGGCAGGAGATGATAGTCGGTATGTTTGCCCGAAATGCGGTCGCGAACTCATTGAAACGGGATTTTTGAAAGGAGACAAATCATGATAACAAACATCGAAGTAACGAAGCTTTTGCAGCACCCTGACAACCCGAGAAAGAGTATCGGCGATGTCACGGAGCTGGCGGAATCCATCAAAGCGCGCGGCATTTTGCAGAACCTGACGGTCGTTCCGGCCGAAAACGGCATGTATACCGTTATCATCGGACACAGACGACTTGCGGCCGCGAAACAGGCGGGGCTGACTGAGGTTCCCTGCGCCGTGGTCGAAATGGACTATAAAACGCAGCTGTCCACGATGCTGCTTGAGAATATGCAGCGATCTGATTTGACGGTTTACGAGCAGGCGCAGGGTATGCAGATGATGTTTAACCTCGGCGTGCCGGTTGCCGAGATTGTCGAAAAGACCGGCTTCGCCGAAACAACCGTGCGCAAGCGCTTGAAGATAGCGACTTTGCCGACAGAGCAGATGCAGAAGGCGGTGGAGCGTAGTGGCAAGCTTGAGGACTATGTGCAGATAGCGGACATAAAAGACGAAAAAAAGCGCCGCGAACTGCTGAAAGTAATCGGAACACGCGATTTTGAGTTTAGCCTTTCTCGCGCGAAGAGGCAACAAATTGAAGCCGAGAAAACGCCGCTTGTCAAAGCCGAGCTAAAGTCAATCGGTGCGAAAGCCGTAAAAGGCCAAGCCTACAGCATAGCCTACGAGCGGGTCAAACAGTGTGAGATTACAGACTGGAAAGAAGGAACCTTTAAAAAGCCCAAAAACAAAGAGGAACTTTTTTGGGAAATATTATATGGCACGGCGTACCTTATGCGCAAAAAGGCCAAAGTACCAAAGAAGAAAGAGGAAAAATCAGAATGCGAACAGCGCATAGACAGTGCCAACCGTGAGCTCAAGCGTTTGACGGAAACGGCGTATGAGTGCCGCACGAACTTTATCAAGAACTTTACCGCAGTTGAAAAACATAAAGAAACAATCATCAAGTGGCTTGTGATTTTTGCGGGTTACGAGATAACGGACTATTGTACATACAACAAAGCATATATCAATTCCGAGATCGGAGCAGACGAAAAAGAGCATTATGTGGATGCGCCGAAATGGCGGCAGTTTATCGCCGAGGACAAGCGTGCGCCGATAGTTGTCGCGTATGCGCTGGCAGGAGACGATAAGCGCTACGGCTATTACAACGACGGGTGGTATGCGTCAAACAAATCCAAACAGGCACCGCAGCACAAGAAAAACCAAAGACTTGACGGGATTTATGAGTTTCTTTGCGAGTTGGGCTATGAGATGTCCGAGACGGAGCTTCAGCTCCAGAGCGGCGAACATGAATTGTTAGGCGGTGACATCAGTGCCTGAGATTTGCCCGAACGAGCACTGTGTGTTCCTCGTACAGACAGGCGGGGAGAGGCCGCTGTGCCCGTTCCGGCATTGTCTGAAGCCGGAGATTGAAAAGCACGATAAGACCCGAGAGGAGGCTGTCAAATGACGCTTAAAGAGTTGTCGCAGCTGTACTACCTTGACAAGGAGATAGAGCTTGACCGCGAGCAGCTTGCGGAGCTGCGGGCAAAATTGCTCTGTCCGAGGTCGCCGAACTACGACGGTATGCCGCACAGTCCGAACCCTGAGCCTGCGCTTGAACGCTGCATAGCGGAGATAACGGATCTCGAAGCTGTAATCCGGGCTAAAATCGAGCAGCGCATATATGAGCGCAGCCGACTTGAGCGCTACATATCGGATATTCCCGACAGCCTGACTCGGCAGATATTTACGCTGCGCTTTATCGAGGGACTGACATGGGAAGATGTGGCGGCAAAGATTGGAGGATATAACACCGCAAAAAACTGCAGCAATATATGTTATCGTTACATTCGGCAAAATTGAGAATTTTGAGGATTTTGTTGAATATATATATGCTATGCTTTATGTCGAAGAAGGTTACCGATTTACTCATGGTGTCGTGAGGCAGACGTGTGTAGAAAGGCGAGAATGGTCAACCGCCTCACACTTTTTGTGCGAAACGGTTGACCATTCAGTGCTTAAGTGTTATAATATCTGAGTGCACATTGTGCGATGGCTGCTAATTATTCCAAAAAAGCATTACGCATAAACTCGAGTATCACTTTTGCGAGCGATATGAGGAGATATCCATCGCCAGATTGCTGCGCCGTATAAAGAGCCGCCACTGCAGTGAGGACGAAAATTGATATGCTGGCCAGGCAAATGATCGTCTTCTCTACGTGTTGAAATGATTCAGTCGACGGCTCTTTACGGGGTGCTCGTTCTTCCCTCGTTTCTTTTGGTGGTTCTAATGGTGGTCCTGAAAGGTTTATCACTACATGAGAACCATTTTCATTTCGGATGCTGCAAACTTTGCTGATGTTGATTGCGTTGCGGTAGTTTAAATTTTTCATTTATGATGCCTCCTTTTTAATATTCGTTTAAATAAAATAAGACAGCACCAAAGAGAATGCTGTCTTACGCTCTTCTCTTCCGTGGATCAACAAACACGGGATAAAGAGCCTGAGCTATTTATTCGTGCAGATCGTTTTGCTTTTTACGATCTTACCGATTTATTATATTATATATTTTTTACTTGCTAGTTACTTGGTAGTATTTTATCATATTAATATCAATTGTCAAGCCCAATAGCGGATTTTTTAGATGCATGTTCGCAGAATTTTGACGCTGTACAAACCTAATATGTTTTGTGCTTGCGGATCGATTGCATATATTATTATCGAACATAAGTTTGATAAAACTTTTTTTACAGCCTTTTGAGGCTGCTTTTTTTATGCTTTTTATAACCCAATTGTAAAAAAAAATATGTGGCATAAGAACGGAGGTGAACCCATGACTGACAAGCAAAGGCGGTTTGCAGATGAGTACATCATCGACTGCAACGCGACAAGAGCATACAAAGCCGCTTATCCGCATGTGAAAAACGATGCAACAGCATCAGCATTAGGAAGTAGAATGCTTGGAAATGCTAAGGTCAAAGCCTACATCGAAGCAAAACTCGAAGAGCTGAGCTCGAAAAAGATAGCCGACGCGCAGGAGGTCATGGAGTACCTCACGGCGGTGATGCGCGGAGACAGCACGGCAAGCGTCGTGGTTGTAGAAGGTCAAGGCGACGGCTGCTCGGCGGCAAAGGTGCTGGATAAGCCGCCGGACGAAAAGGAGCGCCTGAAGGCTGCGGAGCTGCTCGGAAAGCGGTTCTGTCTGTTCAAGGACGGTATTGAAGCTAAGATAGAACCGTCTGACAAGCTCGACAGTATTCTGAGGCAGTTGAGCAGCAATGAGTGAGGTTCTGCTGAGCAAGAAGTTCCGCGATTTCCTCCGCTTCCGCTCGGCGTCGGTCGAGTTCCTCGAGGGGACGACCTATGCCGGCAAGACTACGGTCGGCATAATGAAGTTCATGTTCCGCGTTGCGGCGAGCCCGAAAAAGATTCACATCGTCAGCGGTTTGGACACCGGAACAATCGAGAAAAACATCATCAACAAGGAGCTCGGCATTATAGATGTGTTCGGCTCGCGGGTAGAATACAACAGCGGCGGCAAGGGTCAGTACAGCTTGCCGCATATCGTCTTTCGCACAGGAGCAGAGGACAAAATAATCTATGTGCTCGGCTACGACAACAAAGCTCGCTGGAAAAAGGCTCTGGGCGGCCAGTATGGCTGCCTTTATATCGACGAGATAAACATCGCGGATATGGAGTATGTGCGCGAGGCGGCTATGCGCTGCGATTATCTGCTTGCTACGCTCAACCCCGACGACCCGAACCTGCCGGTGTATTCGGAATATATTAACCGTTCCCGACCGTTGCCCGAATATGCAGATGACGCGCCGCCGGAACTGCTCTCCATGCTTTCGTCTCCGGCAATGCCCGGCTGGATGTGGTGGTACTTCTCGTTTGACCACAACGCCGCCCTGACACCCGAGAAGCGGCAGCAGATTATAAGCAACGTTCCCGCCGGTACAAAGATTTACAAGAATAAAATACTCGGATTGAGAGGACGAGCCACCGGGCTTGTCTTTTCTAATTTTGACCGCAAGCGGCATGTTATATCAAAAGCGGCGATACGCAAGCGCTTAGAGGATGAGAATGATCCGTTTGAATTCATCGCGTTTTCGTCGGGGCTTGATACGGCGTATTCCTCGCAGTCTCCGGACACGATAGCAATGATGTTTCTCGGCATCACCGCCGACCGCAAGGTAATATGCCTGGACGAGCGGGTCTATAACAACCGAGACATCAGCGAGCCGATAGCGCCGAGCGACACGGTGTGCAACTATATTGACTTTTTGGAGCGCAACCGCGAGGAGTGGGGACTCGCACGGAATGTCTTTATCGATTCCGCGGACCAGGCAACTATGACGGAACTTTTGAAGTACCGTCGGAATAACGCCTGTCTCTATTCTTTCAACAACGCCTATAAGGCGACAAAGATAATTGACCGTATAAACCTGCAGCTCGGCTGGCTGCACACGGGGCATTACCTTGTGTGCGACCACTGCAAGAACCACATCGCAGAGCTCGAATTGTACAGCTGGCAGCAGGACAAAGACAATCAGCCGGAAGACCGAAACGACCACACAATAAATGCGTCACAATACGGGTGGCTACCGTATGTCAAGAAGATAGGCGCAGTAACAGGAGGGTGATTAAATGAGCCTGGGCGACAGAGTCAGAACCGCCGTAAGGAACTTTTTGAATATCAGCACAGATAACGGAGTGTCTATAAATATCCATCAGCTTATGGACCATGACGCCGAAGTATTTAAAGACCGTATCTGGTATCGCGGCAGGGCGAACGAAATCGAAGAGCTTTACGCGCATATTCAGGACAACATAGGCAACGGACACTTTTGGGGCAGCAAGCCGACGCGCGGAATGAAGATCCGCAAAATTCACACCGGGCTGCCGTCACTGATAGTCGATACGCTGACCGATGTTTGTGTCGGAGACCTGTATGCTATCACCGTTGATGACCCCGACATGGGGCAGGTGTGGGAGGACATAGCCGAAGAAAACCTCATAACCGACATAATAAGCGACGCCGTCCGGGATACTTTGTATCTGGGTGACGGCGCTTTTAAATTGTCGTATGACCCCACGGTAAGCAAACTGCCGATTATTGAGTTCTATCCTGCCGACCGTGTGGACTTCGAGTATAACCGAGGCAGGATCGGCGCGGTCGTATTCAAAACCAAAAAGACCATTAAGCAGAAGCCGTATCTGCTCAAAGAGCGGTACGACTATGACAGCATAACATATTCGCTGGTGGATGTGTCGAACGATAGAGAGGCGGATATATCCGACTTCCCGGAGCTCGACGGGTGCAGAGATATCAAAAATAACGCCCATTTCCTGCCTGCGGTGCCTTTGATGTTCCGGCGGTCAACTATCTATCCCGGGCGCGGCAAGTCGATTTTTGACGGCAAGCTCGACGATTTTGACGCCTTTGACGAGGTGTTTTCTCAGTGGATGCTCGCCGTGCGCAAGGGTCAGATAAAGGAGTACATACCCGTTGACCTGCTGCCGCGCAATGTCCGTACCGGCGAGGTGCTCGAAAGTAATGACTTTGATAATGAGTATATCCAGCTGCAGGGAAGCATGGCGGAGGGTGTGCAGCAGGAGATTAAAACCACGCAGGGCACCATCCAGTATGAGGCGCTGCTGTCAACATACTGCACCGTGCTTGACCTCTGTCTGCAGGGCATAATTTCCCCGTCCACGCTCGGCATCGATGTTAAAAAGCTCGACAACGCCGAGGCGCAGCGCGAAAAGGAAAAAACCACGCTTTATACCCGCAACCGGGTCACCGATGTCCTCAACAAGGCAATACGCGACCTTGTTCAGGCGTCTCTTGATTTTTACTGCACGCTCAACGGCCGCGAGAGCAAAGAGGTTGAAGTCACCGTTAATTTCGGCGGTTATGCGAACCCGTCCTTTGAGGCGCAGGTCGAGACAATCGGCAAAGCGGCAACCAGCGGCATAATGTCGACCAAGACCCAGGTCGACGAGCTTTACGGCGACGACAAGGACGACGATTGGAAGGCGGAAGAGGTCAAGCGCATAAAAGAGGAGCGCGGTATCCTCGAAATGAACGAACCCGCGCTGAACGATTTTGAGTGAGGTAACAGATGAGCGGCATTGATTTTGACAGAGAGATAGCGCAGATCTATCGCGATATGGAGCTTTATCTCATCGAGTCGATGCAGCGTAACCTCACCCGTCATCTTGCCGAGGAGGCAGACGCCGGGCTCAGATACCCTCAGTGGCAGGCGGAAAAGCTCAAGGAGCTGAAACGCTACCAACGCGAGAACCGGCAGATTATCAGTAGCCGAACTCGCGGTCTGTCGGACAGAGTATCGGAGCATATGAAAGCGGAGCTGCGGCAAGGCTCAAAGCATGAACTGAAGCGCTATAAAAAAGCTCTCGGCAAGGGCTATAAATCCGCAAAGGCCATGCGCAAAAGCTTCTTCAAGGTCAACGACCGAAAGATAAGCGGGATGATTAACGCCCTGCAAAACGATCTCGGTGCGGCAAATACTGCCGTGCTGCGTATGATGAACGACACCTATCGGCAGACCATCTTTCGAGCAGGAATGTATGCCTCAAACGGCGTGATGACCGAAACACAGGCATACGATATGGCTGTGAAAGACTTTCTGGAACGCGGAATCAACTGCATCGAGTACCGCGACGGACGCAGGGTCAACATCGCGGACTATGCTTCAATGGCCGTTCGAACGGCGAATCAGCGCGCATACATGGTAGGTGAGGGCGAATTTCGCAAAAGCATAGGCGAGACGCTCGTAATTATCTCGCACCACACCACTGCCTGCAAGCTCTGCAGACCGTTTGAGCGCAAGGTGCTCATCGACGATGTGTATTCCGGGGGCAAGCCGGGCGACGGCGACTATATGCTGCTGTCCGAGGCGATGAAGCTCGGGCTGTTCCACCCTCGGTGCCGGCACGGTCTCGGCACTTATTATCCTGAGCTCGAGGACATCAACCACTACAACAACGAGGAAAACGATGTTTCCGACTACGGTCGATACAACCGTGCGTACATAGAAAACATGGTGCAGCGGTACAAGCGTCTGACTGTCGGCAGCGTCGACCCTGAGAATGTGGCGAGATATCAGGCGAAGCTCAGAGAGTGGAGCGCAAGACTTGACAATAGTACAGAGGATGGTATAATAATATTGCATAGAGGTGCAAGTCGAAAAAATGAGAACATTGGAGTTTTTTCGAACTTCGGAATCCCGATGCAAAAGCGGGCTGTTTTGAAGCTTTGCGCCCAATATGGCGTGTCCACCGAGGGACTTACAATAAAGATTCAAAGAGATGAGAATCTGCTTGAGCTCCCATTTTGTGGGTCTGCGGATTACGACAATATCGGTAGAATTGATTTGTTTCCTAAGGCTTTCACGGATGAGGAGCAGCTAATAAAAACAATTCTTCACGAGAAGTGCCATGTGCTTCAACTGCAAAGACATGGCAAGGAGTATGTTCAAGATAATTTGGAGAAGATGGAAAAAGCAGCAAGTAAGTTCGAAACGATATACTATAATGCTTTGAAAAAGGGGGAGAGAAAATGACCGCAATAGAAAAATGGCTTGAATGCTTAAAACACCTTGGACAAACCGGAATTCCCGGAAAGTGTCCCTTTTGCTCGAGCAAAGACACTGATTTCTCGATTACAGAAAACGGTGATAGCGGTTATGGCGATCTTTGGTGTAACAACTGTAAGCATGCTTTGCACATCTCCCGATTAGGGCTTGTCGACCCAAGATTTAAGCATAAAGAAGTGCCGAGAAACCTAATATACTGAACAAATCACAATAATTACAGCGTCTTGCATTCGACTGCAGGGCGCTGTTTTTATATCCAAAAATCGTTTGCCTGTATCGTAAACAGGGGAACAGTTGACCTTAACTGAGAAAAGGAGTGTAAAAAATGGCAGAAGAAAACAAGAATGTTGAAACCACGGAGGGGCAGGGCAACGAGGAGCAGAACGAGCAGACTCAGCCCGAAAAAAAGTACACCGACGAGGAAGTAAACAACATCAGCGTCAAAAACAGCAAGAAGGCAGTCGCCAAGCTTATGAAGGAACTCGGTATAACCGAGAAGACCGACAGGGCAAAGGTCAAAGAGCTTATCGAGAAGGCGCAGCTTGATAAGCAGGAAGAGCCGGAGACGGACGGCGCGGAGCAGAACTCCCGAGCAGCCGCCGAACTCGCCGAGGCTCGTGAAATGGCCGAAAACGCCGTTCTTGAAGCGGTGATGCTCGCGGCGCATGTCAAAGCGGACAAGGTGTCTAAAGCGGTCAAACTTATCGACCGCGCGGACTGCCTTGACGATGACGGCAAATTCAGCCGCGAAAAAGCTTCCGCCGCAGTCACCGAACTGCTGAAAACATGGACAGAACTGACCGACAAGGCCGAGGACGGAGGACCCGGTTTCACCATAGGCGGGGACGGTCAGGAGGACAAGAGCAAGAAAGCACCCGCCAAGAAGACAGCTCAAAAGAGTTGGAACAGATTTAACTACTAAAGGAGTGTTGAAAAATGCCTAACACGGCAAACTACGCAGAAAGATGGGAGCCTGAGCTTCTCGAGATTCTCACGCAGGATTCGCTCATTTCTCCCTTTATTACGACCGCAGTGAAGTGGCTTTCGGCAAAGACCTTCCACTTTACCCAGATGTCAACCAGCGGCTATAAGAGCCACAACAGAAACGGCGGCTGGAACCGCGGAGCCTTCGTGCAGACGGATGTTCCGTTCACCCTCACGCACGACAGGGATATAGAGTTCCTTGTCGATAAGCTCGATGTCGATGAGACCAATGCGACAGCGTCGATGGAGAATATCTCCAAGACCTTTGTCCGCACGCAGGAGGTGCCCGAGGCTAACGCCCTCTTCTTCTCCCGCGTCGCGGCGCAGGCAAAGAAGCTCGACGGCTATCATACCGAAACAAAGCTCAGCGATTACACTGCGGCCAATGTCTTCACCAAAATCAAGAAGGCGCTCGGTTCCGGCAAGCTTCGCAGATACAAGGCGATGGGCGCGCTTGTCGTCTATGTCAGGTCTGAGATAATGGATCTGCTTGAGCAGAGCACCGAGCTTGCAAAGAAGATAGAGATGACCCAGATAGCGGAGGGCGGCATCGGCATCGAGACCCGCGTCACAAAGATTGACGGCGTGCCGGTCTTCGAGGTCATCGACGATGAAGTGTTTTACGACACCTTCAATTTCGACGGCGAGGATGGCGGCTTCGCGCCGGCAGAGACGACCTATAAGGCGTCAACCGATACCAGCGTTGTGGCCGGCAAGACCTACTACACCAAGAGCGGCAGTACGTACACCCCCGTTAAGACCCCTACCGGAGACCACTCAACTTCGAGCTATTATGAGGTGGACACCGCAGGCTCGAACAAGATAAACATCCTGATCGCCTCACCGCTTACAACGAAGTTCGTGCCGAAGGTCAACAGTATTTACTTCTTCGCACCGGGAGCGCACACCGAGGGCGACGGTTGGCTGTATCAGAACCGCGCTTTCTCCGATGTATTCGTATTCCCCAACGGCAAGGATAACAAGGTCGACAGCGTGTTTGTCGACACCGATATCGCCTGACGGAGTTGATGCGGTATGTATGCTGACGTCAATTTCTACTTAGAATCTTTTCCCCACGGTCAGCAGGAGGCTTCGTGTGAAATCGAAGCCTCCTTAGCTTTGGCCGAAATAAAGATCGATGAGGCGACATTTAATCGAATTAAAGGTCGCGGCTTTGAAAACCTTACCGCGTTCCAGCAGGAAAGAATCAGGCTCGCCGCGTGTTATCAGGCTGATTATATCCGCGAAAACGGGTATGACGGAGCCGGCATACAGAGCTACAGCGTGCTTGACATAAGCGTTACGGTCAAGGATTCCGGCAAGGTCTATGAGAGCCTCGGAATAAGCCCCGTGGCATACGCCCTGCTGCAGCAGACCGGACTGACAGGGAGGATTGTATAATGGCAAACAGCATTAAAAAACTGCCGTTCCCGGACTTCCTTTGCGTCACACCGTGCGAGATAAAGCTCGATGAGCCGCATATCAGCGAGGAGGGCGAGCCGATGACCGCGGCTACGATAAAGACCTCTTGCATATATTCGGAGCGCAGGAAGCGGCTGTACGACAAAGACGGCAAGTATACCGAGCTCGTCGGCAAAGTAATCGTAAAGGGCGATATCGCACCGAAGATGCGCGAAATATCGAGCGGCACCGTTACTGTCCGCGGCCGCGAAATGGCGATATATTCGGGTATCCGAGCGAAGAATCCCGACGGTACGGTGAACCACACGGAGTTTGAGCTGAAATGAAGGTCACGGTCAAGCTCAACACTGCAAACATAAAAAACATCGAAAAAGCGGTTGCCCGAAATCTGGCAAAAACGGCGGACGCGCTTAAAACGGATCTGCAGCAGTCGGAGACGATGCCGTTCAAGACCGGACAGCTGCAGAACCGCTCTACCTTTGTCGACGACAAAGAGGCGGAGACCGGCAAGGTCTATATCGTGTCTGATACACCGTATGCCCGCAGGCTCTATTTTCATCCCGAATACAATTTCAGCAGGGCTGAAAACAGAGAGGCGGGAGGAGCGTGGTTTGAGCCGTACATTTCAGGCCGGAAGAAGGATTACGCAAAGCGGGTCTTTGCGAGATTTATGCAAAGGAGCTGTGGCGGATGACGCTGAAAGCATTGAAAGACTTTTTCAAAACCGCATACAGTTGGACGGACAACATCTCTATCGGTAAGATAGACGGCGATGTTGAGAGGGCAGTTTGCTTTTATCGTTCCCGCTTAGGTGCGGCAAAGACGCAGACGGTGGGCGGCAAGGTCAACCGGAGCTACGGTGTGCTGCCCGTTACGGTCCTGCTGCGCTGGACGCGCAATGCGGACTCCGCCGAAGGCAAGGCGCAAAGCATATACGACTTTTTCGATGAAAAGGATTTTGAAATCGACGGACAAAGAGCGTTTATAATATCTCGCTATGACGGTCCCATCGACTTGGGAACCGACGGCAACGGCGTGTATGAATACTCTTTCGAGTTCGATGTTTATTATGACAAGTAAAAAGGAGTGAGAACATGCCTAATTTTTCAGGAGTTTTTCCCGTGTATGGTCTCGACATAGAGATCTGCACAACCGGCACGACCTTCGCGCCGATAGCCGACATGGAAAACGCGAAGCTGTCAATCGAGACCGGCGTAGAGACCTGGCACTCGATAACCGAGGACGGCTGGCAGAGAGCCCTGGCGACCGCGAAGTCGTACACCCTGTCCATGAACGGTAAGCGCAGCATAGGAGACCCCGGCAATGACTATATCGCAGGACTGGCGCTCAAAAACGGACGCGACTGCGATTCAAAAATCAAGGTGACATTTCCCGACGGTGCGGTGTTTACCGGCGATGTAGTCGTCTCGGTGAGCGACTATGCCGGTGACGATGCAACCGCCGTCAACCCCCTGGCGTTTGACCTTATCAGCAACGGTAAGCCGACCTATACACCGGCTACGGGCTCATAATTTCAGGACTGCTGCGTGATTCGCGGCAGTCCGTATTTTTTATTTAAAGGAGTAAAGCAGCATGAGAATAATCGACACGGGCGATGCCATTCTTTCGGGTGACAATCATCCGCAGCTTAAAATCGGCGATAAGCTCTATCTCGTCGATGACAGAAAGTCCACATGGGACAAAATTCAGCAGGCGCAGGAAAAGGGCGGAGACGATTCCGACATGGAAATCCTCACCCTTGCGCTCGGCAAGGAAGCTGTTGCCGAGCTGGTAAACAGCGACATATCCGTTTCCGGCTATATGAATCTGTCTTACTATGTTATGGCAGCCATAACCGGCGAGGACTATGAAGACCTCAAGAAAGCAGCAAAAGAAAGAAAAAACTAACCGAGGAAGCCTACTACGACGAGCAGTTTGACGAGCCGCTTGTTGTAGCGTCATTTGCCAAACAGTACGGTATTAGGCTTCTGACGGAAGATATATCGGTCAGGGAGTACAGGAAACTGCTGGCAGGCATTATGCACGATACGCCGCTCGGATATGTTATCTCGGTCAGATCCGAAAAGGACCCGAAGAAGATACGCGAGATGACGAATGCCGAGAAGGATATCCGCCGAAAGTGGCAGCGGTTCCGCGCCGCGAAAGCGGAGAGCGTACAGTACACAATGACCTTGGAACAGTTCCAACAGCTCTTTAAAAATCTTGCAGGGGGGTGAGAATATGCCTTTGGGCACAAATGTCGGTTCTGTTTTCTTCGACATAAAGGCGAATCAAAGCGCGTTCAAAAAAGAAATAAAGGGCGCCGCGGGACAGGCTCAGAGCGTGTTTTCGTCCGCGATGGGCAAGGTCGGCAAGGCAATAGGCATTGCGTTTTCTGCGGCTGCCGTCGTCTCTTTCGGCAAAAAGTGCGTCGAGGTAGCGAGCAAGACGCAGTCCGCGTGGATGGGCCTGAGTTCCATCCTGAACGGGCAGAAGAAGTCATTCGGCGAAGCAAACAGGTTTATACAGGAATATATTTCTGACGGCCTTGTGCCTCTTAACAACGCTGTGACGGCATACAAGAACCTTGCGGCTCGCGGGTATAATACCGAGCAGATAGAAAAGACGATGACCGCGCTGAAAGATGCCGCGGCGTTCGGCCGTCAGGCTTCTTATTCCTACGGTGACGCAATATCAACGGCGACAGAAGGTCTGAAAAATGAAAACTCCATACTTGTGGACAACGCCGGTGTGACCAAGAACGTGGCGAAGATGTGGGATGACTATGCCAAATCCATCGGAACAACCTCAAACGCTCTCACACAGCAGCAGAAGATAGAAGCCGAGGTCAACGGTATTCTGCAAGAAACAAAATGGCAGACAGGCGACGCTGCCAAATACGCCACTACCTTTGCGGGGCGGGTGGCAAAACTGTCTGCAACGTTTACCTCGCTAAAAACGGAAATCGGCAATGTGATAATCCCGATTCTGAACCTGTTTATCCCGGCAATTCAAACCGCGCTCGACGCGCTGCTGAAGTTTTTAGGTCTGCTGAAAACTGCGATGGCTTCAATCGGGCTTGAGATGCCGGATGTGACATCACTCGGCGGTGTGACTGCGGGAGCGGCCGAAGCGGCCGAGGCTATCGACGACACGGGCACTGCGGCTGAAAAAGCCGCAAAAAAGGTCAGAAAAGCCTTTGCGGCCTACGACGAAATCAATGTGCTGAGCAAGTCGAGCTCATCGGATACAGGCGCCGGAGGTTCTTCCGGAGTGACGGCTGCCGACCCTACAACCTCGGCGATAACAAGCGGCGTTTCCGCTGTTGACACCCGTCTTGACGAGCTGAAGCAAAAGCTCTCGACTTTTTGGGAGGGCTTTGCTGCGGGATTTGAAAAGGAGCGGCAAGAGCTCAAGCGACAGGTCGAGCGCACAAAAAAGATATTCAAAAAGGTTTGGGAGGATCTTCGCAAACTCGAATCACCTATTAAAAATTGGGCGTCGACAGATGTGAAAAAGTTTTTTGAAACGTTTTGTCACGCGGCAGCTGATATCTTTTTGGGACTGTACGACAGCGCAAATACGGTCTTTTCCGATTTGTGGGATGTTGCGGTGTATCCCTGTCTTAAAAAATTTATAACAAAGGGTCTGCCGGTGATAACACAGTTTTACACCGAATGCGTAGAAACATTGGAAACATTATACGGCTCGGTGAAAGAGATTTTTGACAAAACTTGGCGCGAAGGTGCGGTTCCCGCGTTACGCGTCTTCATGTGGGTTTACCGCGACACATGGGATGTTGTATACGACAAATGGCAAACATACGGTGCGCCGATTTTTGAGAACATCAGAGCTGCTATCGAGAACGTTAAGAACTCGCTTTTAAACACCTGGAACAACTCTCTGAAACCGTGCTGGAACACCATTATGGCTACGGTAACCCGGCTGTGGACGGAGCATATAAAGCCGTTGGCGGATAACCTTGCCGGATTTGTTTTGGAATTGGTACAGGATGCGCTTGAGATTTACAACAAGGTCATCATGCCCTTAGTAAAGTGGGTGCAGGATCGCCTTTATCCCGTCGTCGTTACCTGTTTTCGGAATATGATGAATGTTGTCGAGCCCATAATAGCCGGCTTTATAGACCGCGCGAACGGGATAATTACAGTGCTGAAAGGCATTGTACAGTTCATAACGGGCGTCTTTACAGGAAACTGGTCAAAGGCGTGGAGCGGTATTAAAAACATCTTCAAGGGCGCGCTTGACACTATGGCAGCGAGCGCAAAAGCTCCGCTCAATGTCATAATAGCTCTGTTTGAAAACCTCGTGAACCGTATCGGCAGCGGTATAAACAAGCTGATACATGGTTTCAATTCAATCCGGTGGGATGTGCCTGACTGGGTGCCCGGAATAGGCGGGAGATCTTTAGGCTTTAACATAAAACAGATTCCCGCCGTGAAGCTTCCGCGTCTGGCACAGGGCGCCTGGGTGGCAGCCAACAATCCGCAGCTCGCCATAGTCGGTGATAACACACGCGAGGGTGAAATAGTGTCGCCCGAATCTAAGATTCGCGAGCAGGTCGAGCTTGCACTTGCCAAAGTCGGCGGGCTTGCCCAAAAAGTCAAACTGCAAATCGAACTGCTTATCCGTTACCCCGACGGCCGAACGATTATCAAGACTATCAACGAAGCCCAGGTTGCCGAGGGCAGGATCCTTTTGGAGGTGTAATGCGTGGAAAAATATGAAGTGCTTATAAACGGCAGCATAACGCTCGAAGCCGACGGAATAGGCTGGGAATATCCGCAGACCGACTCGGAAGGGTCGGGAGCAACCGATGAAAATCTGATGATCCGCGAGGTTTTACCGGAGCGCGATAAGCTTGTTCTAACCTTTGAAAAGGATAAAACCGAGGCGGAAATCAGAAAAATCCTGCAGGTCAGGGCGATGACCGAATGCACTGTAAAATTTTATGACCTGCGCGCCGGCACGTTCCTGACAAAAACGATGTACCCGGTTTCCGATGCAGTGACTGCACACGCGCTGATCAACGGCGAATACGTCATTGAGGCGTTTGAGCTGCGCTTCGTTCAGACGGTACCGAACTAAGGAGGACGAAAAAATGTATGCAGCGAGTACAAGCTATAAAAACTACATAGCGTCATCCAGGGTCCGTGCGGCTAAGTCAAAGATTGTGGTCGGCGGTGTAACCTATACCGGACAGCAACACCTGAGGACATATCCGAAGATATCGCATTCCAACAGTAAAATGATAGGCGGGTTCCCGTCAAAGAGCTGTGAATTCGAGATATACAATCTCAACGGTTCTGTTAACCTTAACGGAAAAGAAGTGTCGGTGTATCGCGGCCTTGAGATAGACGGTGCGGTGACATGGATTCCGATGGGCCTTTTTACTGCAAAGGATGAGGATATCACAAACAATAAAACTGCGCGGTCGATATCTTTTAAAGGTACTGACCGTGCAGTGCTTTTTGACTGCGCATACGGCGGCAAGCTGACTTACCCGACGACATTGGGAGCGTTCGTGAAGGAGATCTGCCAGCGCCACGGCGTTGCACTGGAAACAGCGACATTTCCTATGTCGACTTTTAAGCTGACGGAAGCGCCTAACATGGATGCCTCCATGACTGACCGCGAGCTAATTTCTCGCGCGGCCGAGCTCGGAGGGTGCATAGCGCAGATAAGCCGCACGGGCGGTCTGCGGATAAGTAAACCAAGCACCACCGGAATTAAGATAGGCAAATCGCGGTATAAGACTGTTTCAAAAGAACCGAAATTCGGCGCAATAAACTCTTTGGTTTTCGGACACGACGGATACGATGACGATATCACGTATCCGACTACCGCACCGGAGAATCTCTGTCAGTGGCGCATAGATGACAATCCTTTCATCGACAAGACGCGCGAAAGCAGCATAAAAACCGTTGCCGCGCAGATCTTCGGGATGTCGATTGTTCCGTTTCAAATCACCGACTGCATTGATGATTATATTTTTGATTTGAACGACACCATAAGCGTCCAGGATAAAGACGGGACATATTTCGCGGCGACGGTGCTGCAAATAGAAACTACTGCGCGTATCAGGTCAAAGCTTTCCGCAGAGGCTCAGACAGTCAGAAAAACCGATTACAAAATGGCCGGCAGCGTTATACAGTCACTTAAAAAGGTACAGCTGCAGGTTGACCACCAGAACCTTAGCATACAAACGCTTGTGCAGAATATGAGCGGCCTGTCGGGTGAGGTAAGCACCTTGAAACAGACTTCAAACAGCATACAGTCTCGCGTCACTAAAATCGAGGGCGACTATGTTACATCGTCAACCATTGAACAGCTGAGCAATGAGATCAACATACGTTTTGATAATCTCGGCTCCCCGTCCGAGCTGAGCAATGCGACAACGACGATAAATGCGCAGGGTGTAAAAATCGAGAACGGTTCCTTTACGGCTGAAAGAGAGGGCTTTAAGACGGATCTCTCGGCCGGCTATCTCGAATTATACCAAGCGCTCAATCAATCACAAGGAACGAGCTATAAATACCTGTCGATACTCGACACTCTGCTCTATTCAACCGCGGCTTCTGCCAGCTGGTATGTCACCTTTGCCTCCCCCGAACCTTCCGGCTCGGGAAGCACGTCGAAAGGCTTCAGGTTTGGAACGTCCGAAAATACTGCATCGCTTGTTAAGCCTGTTGTGCTTAATCTTGCCCATAGCTGGTCAACGGATTATATGCTCATTGAAGCCAATAAAACACGCATCAGACAAATGGTTGAGACGAATGAATGCCTGGAAAACCAATTTGCAGGTCTGATACACCACAAAAAGATTGGCGAGGCTGAATACACAGTCGGTTTGGGCATTGGTACCGTGGCAGTGACCGAAAACAATGCAAGCATCGATCGTGGCACAGCGGCCTTAGAACTGCGCAATCGTGCCAGAGCATCGAGCGGGTTGGACACATTGGAGGCGCGCGTTGATTTTTATAAAAACGCCGCAGGCGAGATTACAATGCGCTTGATGGGTGGTACATGGAAGGACACGAGTGGCAAGACATACAAAGGGTATACCGGCGATATTATCGTTGGCAATGACGGAATTTATGCCAAATGGGGTACCAAGGCAGCAAAAAAGATTACATGAGGAGCCTAATGTTATGACAGATTCAAAAGCAGTAGAAAAAATCAAAACCCGCATATCCGAAATCGAAGCCGAACAGAAGACATACGAAAATTGTCGGATGGTATGCCTCGGCATAAAGGAGGAACTCAACAAACTGCTGTCCTCACTCGAAGAAGACAGCGAAGACGAAAAAAAGGAAGCAGGTGAGAATGTTGTTGGAGAGGATGAGACAGATGAGACAGTGCAGGCTTAACTTTGCCGAGCACAGATATGATTGTGAGGCCGGTATCGTCGGCGAACATAATGCCACGGAGCTTATTATCACTCCACCGGCTATCATGCCGGATGAGGCTGTGTATCGCCTCTGCTTCGAGCCCGGCGGCGTGTCGGAGATAATACCAAAAATGTCAGACGGAACCCTTGCTTACCCGTTGCCCGCGGCTGTTACCGCGACGGCTTTTTGCTGTATGACGCTCATCGGCTATATCGGTAATGAACAGGTCTATAAGTCGCGCATGGTACAGCTGCACTTTTGCAGAGCGGCGGACGGTGACACCGACATAGATCCGCAGCAGCCGGGGATTATAGCGGAGGTCAACCGTAACACCGCCGCACGGCACAGTCATGAAAACAAGTCAGTCATTGACCTGTTGACCGCCGATGACACCGGCACGCTGCTATACGATGGCAAGGTTATAGGCGGTGGAGGTTCAACAGGGTCAGAACTTTTTATTGTTAATGTGCAGGCGCAAAGCGGGGCAGATGCGTATACGATTACTTCCCACGATAAGACTTACACGCAGATAGATGAGGCCTACAAGGCGGGCAAGCAAGTTTGGACGGCTTTCACGATTACAGATGAGAATACCACATATTTAATTCCTCTTGTGTTTGCTACAGAAACTGATTATGAGTTTTCAATGTTTGTTGGGGCAGTTTTTTCCGTATATGTTGACAGTACAGATACGTGGGGTTGCTATGTGGGAGAACTTGAAGCAGACATTATTAAAGCCAAGATATCTGCCGACACTTCTGCGGAGTCGCAGAGTTTACAGACAATTCTTAACTATATGGTCTATCCTGCGGTTGAGAAAGCCCACGAGCATAGTAATAAGTCCGTACTTGATGGTCTTTCCGACTCTAATGGAGTTCTTTATTATAATAACAAACCCATAATCGCTCAAAAAATCTCTGAGGGATCATCATACATAACCCTTGCCGACAACACAGAATATCGCCTTACCAATGTAACGTCCTTACATCCAAGCTATCCAGAAGGTACCTTCGAGTCTTGGATGCGCCTGACCTTTGCCGAGAGCGGGACAATCACCGTCACATTTCCCACTGATACCAAATATATCGGCACAGCGCCCGATTTCAAAAACGGCGAGACGTGGGAGCTCAGCTTCAAGGACAAGGTACTGGCGGCTCAGAAGGTCGGTGAGGGCACATGAACAGGCGTAGATTTATATGGCAAGAGGCGCAAGCCGCTATCCCCCTGCCTGAAGGCTATACCGCAGTCGATTATTTGCAGGCTTCCGGCAAGCAATGGATAGACACGGGTTACAGGTACGGCGCAGGCAGCGACATAGAGGTTAAGTTCGGCGCCTCCGCTGACGGCACACTCCTCGGGGCGCAAGATTCAGATGACGCTATGTATAAATTTGCGATTGTGGACGCTACCCCGCTTTTATGGATTGCACGAGGACAGAACGGATATAGTATGAGCGTTAAGAATATGCAAAAGCCTTTTGCTTTACGCAATATCGGAAATTTGTTCAAGGTGACAGACAGCGAGGGTACAGAAAAGACGGTGACGATAGAAGCTGCCGGTTATGTTGGCTCTCAACAGTCAGTGTATCTTTTTGCCCGACATAATAAATCCGGTATAGCTCAAAAAAGCAAGTCGCAAATTTATTATTGCCGATTCTATGAAAACGGCGAGCTTGTTTGCGATATGCGCCCGTGCCTTGATGCTGACGGCGTGCCGTGTATGTACGATTTAATAAGACGGCGGACTTTATACAATCAGGGCACAGGCTCTTTTACGTGGGGGTGATTAATTGATATACGGAAAACTTGTGGACGGCGAGCTCAGAGGAGCGCCGCGACCGATAAAAACGGCGAACGGCGACGTGTTTACAAACGACCCGTCAATATACCTCGCCAACGGCTATAAGCCGATAATTTTAACGGACTGCCCGTCCGACGGGAAGAGCTATGTCGGCTCATGGACGGAGACGGAAACAGAAATAACGCAGGTGTGGACGGA